GGAGGTTCTGTAAAAGGAATCGTAACTGCAGTTGACTTAACTAACTTCACTTTTGACGTAGCATTTTATCCTGCAAACGGTATTCCTGTAGCAGGTGCAGGTAAGAAGTTCACAGTTTTCATCTATGGTTCTGAATTTAAAAAAGGAACATCAGGAATGGAAGGAAGCTTAGAAGCTGACGACCTAATCTTCGAGAACTCTCCAATTATCATTAAAGATAAGTATGAGGTATCAGGTTCTGATATGGCTCAAATTGGATGGGTAGAAGTAACTACTGAGAATGGTGCTAACGGATACCTATGGTATTTGAAGTCTGAGCACGAAACTAGATTGAGATTCGATGACTACCTAGAAACGGCTATGATTGAAGCAGTTCCTGCTGAAGCTAATGGTGGTGCAGTAAACCCTGCAGTAAACCCTGAGTACGGTAACAAAGGTTCTGAAGGAATCTTCTATGTTGTTGGACAGAGAGGTAATGTATGGGCAGGTGGTAACCCTGACCAACTAGACCAATGGGATACTATTATTTCAAGGTTAGACAAGCAAGGTGCTATCGAAGAGAATGTTGTATTTGTTGATAGAGATTTCTCTTTTGACATTGATGATATGCTTTCTGAGCAATCTTCTAATGCAGCAGGTGGTGTTTCTTATGGTCTATTTGACAATGAGAGAGAAATGGCACTTAACTTAGGATTCACAGGATTTAGAAGAGGTTACGACTTCTATAAGTCTGATTGGAAATACTTGAACGACCCAACAATGAGGGGTGGTTTACCTGCAGGTGCAGGGTCAGGTAGAATTAATGGACTTTTAGTTCCTGCCGGTTCTACTTCAGTATATGACCAAATCCTAGGTAAGAATGCAAAAAGACCATTCTTGCACGTTAGATATAGAGCTTCAGAAACAGAAGACAGACGTTACAAAACTTGGATTACAGGTTCTGCAGGTGGAGCAAGAACTTCTAGCAAAGATGCTATGGAAGTTCACTTCTTATCTGAAAGAGCAGTATGTACTTTAGGTGCTAACAACTTCTTCTTATTCCAAGCATAAGATAGATAACTATTAAGGGGGGAATTATATCCCCCCTTTTTTTACTTTAATTTAATTTTAAATACAATGAAAAAAAATAAACAACAAAAGTTTGTAGACAAGAGTTACAAGCTTCTAAGAGGAGTAGCACCTCTCACTTATATGCTACCAACAAAACATTCAAGAAGATTTCCTTTATTACATTTTGATGAGAGCACAGGTGTCAACCGTGAACTTAGATATGCAAGAAACCAAAACTCTTGTTTCAGAGATGAGCAAGATAAAAATGTGGTTTTAGAACCAATCATTTTTGAGGATGGGTTTTTATATGTACCTAAGGAAAATCAAATACTACAAAAGTTTTTACACTATCATACTTTAAATGGTAAAACATTTACTGAGATTAACGAAAGCAAAGATGCAGCAGCACAAGTAGATGCACTTATGGTAGAAGCTGATGCATTAGTTGAAGCTAAGAAACTATCACTAGAGCAACTAGAAAATGTATGTAGAGTATTATTTAATACTGACACATCTAAAGTTTCTACTGCAGAAATGAAAAGAGATATATTGGTTTATGCTAAAAATAATCCTCAAGATTTCTTAGATGTAATTAAAGACCCTGACTTAAAACTTATGGGAACCGTACAAAGATTCTTTGACAATGGACTTTTAGGTTTCAGAAAAAGTGGAAAAGAAGTATGGTTTAATACTGCATCTAACAAAACCAAACTACTTAATGTACCGTTTGGGGAAGAGGCTCTTGATATAGTTTGTCAGTATATGCAATCAGATGATGGAGTTGAGGTTCTAGAACACTTAGAATCCTTATTAGATTAACCCTTAACCAACACCAAATCAAGGACCTCTTCTAAAAACGAAGGGGTCTTTTTTTTTCATTATCTTTGTAGAAAAGAAAACAGATGATAAATTCAGTTAGACAAACGGTAATGTCTGTTCTGAATAAAAATAATTATGGTTATATATCCCCATCTGACTTTAACTTATATGCTAAACAAGCACAGTTAGATTTATTTGAAAATTATTTTTATCAGTACAATTATCAATTACAAAAAGAAAATGCTCGTCAATCAGGGACAGGGTATGCTGATATAACGAAAGGATTAGAGGAAGTAATAAATACGTTTTCTGAAACTAAATTTTTATCGCATCAGTATAGTAATAGGTTTTTTACACCTAGTTTAACTACTACAGGTGATAGCTATTACCTTTTAAACAAAGTACTTATATACTCAAAGCTACTTGTTAGTAGCACCAATACTGCTTTGCAGGTACAATCTTTAATTGATAATACTGCAACCTTTATTGCTAGTGGTGTACAAGTAAATGATATAGTAGTAAACTTATCATCTAACCCACCTGAGATTGGGTATGTAAGTGTAGTTGTTAGCGAAACTGAATTAACTTTAGTTGACTACAATGGAAATCCATTTGATAGTTTTATAAACCCACAAATGCAGTATTTGATATATTCAACTAAGCCTGTTAAAGAAGCTGAAAAAGTTACGAATAGTAAGATAACTATGTTGAACAACTCAATACTTACTGCTCCTAACTTAATGTTTCCGGCTTACTCACATCAAGAACCAAATTTAGTTTTATATCCTGATACTATAGATGAGTATGGTTCGGTTCAATGTCAATACATTAGATTCCCTAAACCACCTAAATGGACATATGTTGATTTACCCGGTGGCGAACCTTCATTTGACCAAGGTGCTGCAGACTATCAGGACTTTGAATTACCTCTAGATGATGAGGTCAATTTGGTAAATAAAATATTACAGTACGCAGGTATGTCGATTAGAGAAGTAAGTTCAGTACAATTTGGACAGGCACAAGAAACTGCTAACACAACAACAGAAAGATAATTATGGCTTATATAACTCAATATCAATATTACGAGAATGGTGGACAACAACCTGAGAATGCAAATTGGGGTTCATATCAATATGTTTCTTTGGAAGATATAGTTAACAATTTTATGCTAATGTATTCAGGAAATCATAGTCTTGTTAATAATGAAGAAAGATACAAGGTTTTATTTCACGCAAAACGTGCAATACAAGAATTGAACTATGATGCATTTAAAGAAATAAAAATCTTAGAACTAAACGTATGCGATACACTAAGATATGTTTTACCATCTGACTATGTTAATTGGGTAAGAGTTTCTTTATATCAAAATGGTTTACTAAAACCTTTAACAGAAAATATACAAACCAATTGGTCAAGTGCATATTTACAAGACAATGATTGTAGAATATTATTTGACATTGATGGTAATGCTTTATCTCCACAAAATTCTACTATTGATTACGAAAGAATTAGAGGTGGTAAACAATCAATATACTTAAACCAAAATTCAAAGATGTATGGAAAGTCCGGATATTGTTGTGATGGTAATTGGTATTTTGAATATGGCATTGGTGCACGTTATGGATTAAACACAGAAACTGCTAATGCAAATCCTACTTTTAAGATTAACCCTAAAGGTGGTGTAATTAATTTTAGTTCAGGTGTGGCTAATGAGTTAATCATACTTGAGTATGTTTCTGATGGTATGGAAAATGGTAATGATGGTTTGGTACAAGTAAACAAACTGTTTGAAGATTACATTTATGCAGCTATTGAATATGCAATCCTTGGCTCTAAAGTAGGAGTTCAGGAATATATAGTAGCAAGACTTAGAAAGAAAAGTGCAGCACTATTGAGAAATGCAAAAATTAGAATAAGTAATATACACCCCGGAAGATTATTAATGAATATGAGGGGTAGAGATAAGTGGATTAAGTAATATGGCAAACACGACAAGAAACTTTACGCAGGGCAAAATGAATAAAATGGTTGATGAACGACTCGTTCCAAACGGGGAGTACATTGATGCATTGAATGTTCGTATGGGTTCTACTGAAGGAGCAGAGATTGGAGTTATTGAAAATTCTAAAGGTAACGACAAGCTGACTACCATAAGATATAATGGTACACCACTAAGTGATGCTGCTCGTTGTATTGGAGCATATGAAGATAGTGCTAATGAAACTATTTATTGGTTTGTACACGACCCAACCTTTGAAGGTGCAGGTTCTCCAACAGGGATTGTCGATATGATTTGTTCTTATAATACAATTTCACAGGCAGTTACATATCACGTTATAAGTGTTGACGATGGTTCGGGAACTAAAACAACATTAAACTTTGACCCTGATTATCTTATAACAGGTGTTGACTTTGTAGATAATAGACTTTTATTTTTTACAGATAATACAAATCCTCCAAGAAAAATTAATGTAAATTTTAATTATGGTGACCCTACTAATGGGTTAGATGGTTTCACATATGATGAAATTATGGTTATTAAAAAACCACCTACTAGTTCTCCTAATGTTAGATTACTTGCTACGGCAGGTGAGTCTACATATATGGAGGATAGATTTCTTTGTTTTGGATATAGATATAAATATAACGATGATGAGTATTCTGCTACATCTCAGTATTCAACTGCAGCATTTACTCCCGGTGGCTTTTTATTTTCTCCTGATAGTTATTTAAATGAAGGAATGATAAACTTTACTAATACTGCTGAGATTACTTTTAATTCAGGTGGTCCACTAGTAAAGGGTATAGATTTATTATTCAAGGACAACGATAGTAATGTCGTAAAGATTATAGAGAAACTAGATAAAGTAGAAAACGCATATAACGACAATCAAGATTATACATACACCTTTACTAACAGTAAGATATTTACAATTCTTCCTGAAGCTGAAATACTAAGATTGTTTGATAATGTTCCTAGATTAGCAAAGGCACAAACATTAATGGGTAATAGATTGATGTATGGTAATTATGTTGAAGGTTATGACTTAATTGACTATCAAGGAAACCCAACAAGGTTGACATTCTTTACTACTCAAACTAATGATGACATTGGTTTAAAAGACGTAGATGATGGTGTGGCTTCGGTAAATTATAGTATAGGACCTAGT